CTACTATTTGTTTGGTATATCAATGTGCACGACATTTTTAGGATCTGTACTGTATCACGGTGCGCTAGACCCTATCATTAAATCTAAATTTAGAATGTTTGATTTAATATCAATATTCATAGCAATAGTAGGTGGATTTGTTTCGTTCTTTAGAATCATGCTGCCTACAAATGAATTTGTTCTTTATTCTGCTTTGTCAGTACTCTTGACTCTTTTCTGTATATTTGTCAAGTTTAAGGTCTTCAACAACTCTAATAATTTCCTGCCGTCGCTAGGGGTCTACCTTCTAGCTGGGTGGTCTAATATTTTATTTTTGTTTGATTCTGCATGTTTGGCATGCCCGGAGACATCAGCATTGATATTGTCAGGTGGGATTGTTTATACAATAGGTTCAGGTTTCTATCTGTACGATTACAAGAGGTATTTTCACACAATATGGCACTTGTGTGCATCGTGCGGATTTATACTTCACACAAGCGCGTTAATGCTAATGTTGCCTTAGAATCTTGTCTAGGTAAAAGCTGACATGTTCTTGTGTGGCATTGTCTACATCAACGTTGTCCAGATTATTTCTTTTGCAGTATTCATGAATGTAAGCATACATTTTAGACTTAAACACGTCTACGTCTGTCTCGTCTATTCCACACAGAACCTCTTCGATTCTGGCATCAATTTCTCTAAAGTCGCTTAAGTGATCCTCAGGCTTATTGTGTAGCTGTGCCATGTCTATGTTTTCGTAGCATCTTTGCACTACATGCTGCATTTCATGGGAGAGTATACTTTGTATGGATGCTTTAAAGTGATCTAATTTTGATTGCTTGACATACTGGTTATTAATGTACGCAACAATTTCAACCAGTCCGTCGTCGTCTTGTATGTCTAGTGTGTGATAATAATATCCGTCAACATCTAGTGTTGAGGACTTCACAATCTTAATTTCAATCTCGATTCCAGGGAACGTGTCAAAAAACTCTCCGGATAGCCTGTCGCCAATAACAATAGATTGCTTACCCACAATTGTCTCAATACAGTCACCATCATATGAATAAACTGTCTCGTTGATATTTTCAGGGTCTTGAAACACTCTATGTGCCACTAAGTCAGCAATTTGACCAGCACAAGAATGAATGTCAAATCGTCTTGCATGGACTAATTTTTGTCTAATAGAATGACTCATCTTACACCTCTCTAAGCGTTTTCAGCCATTCATAAATATGTTAGTAACCGGATTGAAGTCTTTTGTGAATGATGTCATCCTTCTTAACGTACGTGCTATAAAGTTCGTCTGACGACACACCAGTCAATACTAATATTGAGAAAAAATAGTTGAAAGCATCTACTATCTCTTCTAGGAACTCATCGCGGTCGAACTCAGTAATCTCAGTTGAACGGTGTGGTTTCCAGTTTTTTAAGTGACCCAAGGCCTCAAACATCTCTTCAACGCCTTTAAGTGCAGTATCTCGGAGTAGTTGTTGATTTTTCTTTTCACAAATTTCAACAGGCCATTCTGGGTAGATATCTGGCTTAGCAGTTTTCATCGCTTTCATAAAGTCTTGCCGAAGGCGAAACATTTCGTCTAGCTTGTCCATTTACTTCTCCGCAGTCAAACTCTTAGCTCTTTCAAGCATAGATGCAATTTCTTCTTCAATTTTTTCAGCATAGTCAGGTGATGTACAAAGCTCATGCTCATTAACCACACACTGAATCGTTCGTAAATGATCGTAGATATCAGTTCCTGTTAAAATTGCGACTTGAATTAGCCTTGCCATTGTGGACACTAAATCATCTGAAAATACGTAAGTCTTGTTAAGATCGGCCATTATTCTCTCCTTTATTAAATTTGAATGGACGGTACCCAGTGGGTAGTTCTTCCGTCGTCTGTTTTTTCTTTGATAACATCGTTACCGTCTGGGTCTTGCTTTTGATCGTACACAGCAAACCTAGAGCTATAGTTGCCCTCGGACCCATCAAAATTCTTATAGGTCCTTAGAGTGGCGCCTCCATTTTGAAAGCTTTCCTTTAATACTGTCTGTATTGAATAGTTTAGTGACTGCAAATCGTTGTCGGACAAGCTTTCAACCTTTCTGTGAGGCGAAAGCCTAGCTAGCCACAATGACTCAGCCTTTACATAGTTTCCAACTCCGGCAATGACACTTTGATCCATTAATGCTTTTGCTAGTGACCATTTCTTTTTTCTGGTAATTGACTCAACAAACTGATCATCTGTGACATCTGACAGCATGTCTGGGCCTAGTGATTCTAACTTTTTAATTAGTGATTGCTTTCCTGTAGTAAACTTTAGAGTCCCAAAATTTCTTTGGTCACTATAATAAACATTTCCACGTGATGTCTTAAACACGACCCTTGTGTGCTTAGTCTCTGCGTCTGACCAATGTCCTGTCATGCCTAGCGTACTGTGAATATATGTGTCATTAGAAAGAATCCAGTATAAGAACTTGCCGTGGACACCTACGCCTACAATTGTTCCTGGTAGCTGCCCTAGAAAAAAGTCAATTCCTTCAGGCTTCTTTTTTGTATATCTACCTGACACGATCTCAACCTGTTCTAGCGTTGAACCGCTTACTTTCTTAGCTAGCGACTCACCGTATTTTCTAACTTCTGCGCCTTCAGGCATTATTATAATCTCCTGCTAATAACTGATATTGTCGTCTAGGTCAACACATATGTCAAGAGTCTGAGTATCTTCCGACAACGTAGCTTCAGGCCTAATGGCCCTGAGAATAACTGTCTCAAAAGATTCGTTGATTTCGTGTGCCAAGTTTTTGGCAATCATCTCTCTGGCAGCATGCGACCCAAGATTAGTTTGAGACTTTGCAAAACTATCCAAAACCTTTAAGATTTTCAACTCAAGAATACTCATTTTTATTTCCCTGCTAAGACATGTGTTAATAATAGACTGTTCCGGACAAATGAACAATTAGCGAATTAACTTTTTAGGACGGGTACCGGTTTTACGCTTGGACCTTCGGCTAGACCCGTCTTCAGGTGTTTTAGGGTCTTCATGGTGGGTCACAATATCTCTCAAAAGGGTATTAGATATCGGTGGGTGACCTGTTTGTCGAAGATAGGCATCCAGCAGTCTTACTCTCATCTCAACGTCACCTAGCGACGTTCCCCACATCCACACAAAAGACTCTGACATGCTTTTGACTTCAGTTTGTATCTTTTGAATTGCTTTTGAGACATATGTTAGTATTTCATCTTCAGACAAACCTAAGTCCTGTATGTCTATGTCTAACTGCAATGCTAGACGCAACATCTCAGGTATGTCATCAGCCTCGTATGCTTCCGAAGCGCGCTTGAAAACGTCATGGAGATCTTCTCTTTCTTCTTCAGGGACTGACATGTGGTCATGGCGGTCTGGGTGTGACTCCATAGCTATTTTTCGATATAGCTTCTTTTGGGGCACATCAGGCTGGTTGTCTTCAAATTCTTTTTCAGCTAGAGCTTCATCAGCTTTTTTTTGCTCAGTATATTCCGCGGCGTCTTCTATGTTTTTCTGGAGTCTTTTTTTGTCTTGCTGGACTTTTATGTTCCCGCGGGCAATTCGTACGACCCGCATAAAGTCTTTTTCGTAGTCAGAAAATATTACTTTTCTGTCGTCTAAGTCTTCTCCTAAAAATTTTAGCTTTCTATAGGCAGACCTAAGAACATATTTCTGCATTTCTAATCTTCTTCAGCTTGTGCAGTACCCTTGTTAGGATCGTATAGATCAGACAAGACTTTTTTTGCTCCACGTATGTTCTTTAGGCTTTCTGGGCGTTCGCCGACTTTTCTAGGTTTTTCTGGGTCTAATGATCCGCTTTGTATTTTTTGAGCAATAGTTTCTATTCTAGACTTTTGTATGGCTTCTCTATGTTCTTCAGCTGCAGCGGATACATCAGGCAAAATGGTCATCAAAGCATTTTTTTTACCGACATTTGTCATAAGAAGGTTTCCAGCGTTTGACTTTTCCAAAACTATCTTTTCATGTACAGCTCTTAGTTTATCTATTATTAGTTTGTATGCAGCTTCGTAATTATCTGTACTTGATGATGCTACTACAACTTCGTTAATTATTGGAACTAGCCTGTCATGCAAGTATACTGTGAGCTTTACGTTCTCAACCAGCTTTTCGATATCGACTTCTTCAATTTCTTTCTTTAGCTTATTTTCTAGTGATATAATGCTAGACATTTTTTGCCCTCCTACAAACATCGGCTAGATCAAGGCCAGCACAGTCAATCTTTCTCTTAGTTAGGTGATAATGATTTACAAAGCCTGAAAACTTTCCTGAAGCTGCATCAGGTGATATTGTCTCTATGTTGCGACCCATTGTGTCTGTTGGACTTTCAAGAGGTATCCCTAGTTTTCTATTAATCGCTTCGTACAAAGCTGCTAGAGCATCAATCTGGACATCGTAGAACCCTAAAAAATCCTTCATCTTTGAGCCGTGACATTTTACACCCGACATTACAGGTCTTTCCCCTAATCCTTGCTTGACATACCATGACTGATACTTTGGATAATATGCATTAGATATCTCAACGCCTATAGAGTCATGATTCCAAGATCTAGATCCTGCCTGCCACGCAGCATGCTGGGTGTCCAGAGTTTGGAATATTGTCCCGTCATTGTCAATACAAAAGTGAACTGAAAGTCCTCTCTTTTTCATAATCTTGGCACAAGATTCAGAAGATAGTGCAGCATCCCAATGTGTTACAAAAAAGTGAGGATCTCTATCTGCTCTACCTGCATACGAAGAGTATGTTCCTTCATTACAGCTAAACCCTCCAGGCTCGTCCCATAAAACAACTTTATCCCATTTTATTTCATAGAAGCTTCCGTTGTGAACAAGGTGACTTGTACTTGGAGCGGATGCCCTAGGTTCAAATGTACTAATTTTGCTTTCGCGTTCGGTCCATACTCTTCGAAAAGTTTGAGGGCCAACCAGGCCATCTGACTTTATGCCTAGCTTACGTTGCCATTTTTTAACAGCGCTTACCAGCATTTCATCAAATTCTGATGCACCAAACCACTCTGGTTGCCACCCTAGCTTTTCAGCTGAACACTGATTATAAAAGTCTTTGTCCATGCTACTCTAGATCAATATCAATATTTACGTTAACTCTTACAGTTGGCACCCTTAGCTGATTTGCCAAGCCGTGCTTCTTGGCCTCTTCTGCATCCAAAAACCAGTCTGCATGCTTTTTCTTGTCGACTAGTTTCATAAAGTAATCATCTTTCTTCCCACAATTTCTTGCCATCATGGTATAGATGATTGTATTAAGTCGGTCGGCCTCTTTTGCACCAGCCTTAAGCTCTTCTACTTTACCAAAGTCCATACTTGAAACGTCATGAATCATAACTGTTGCATTTGGATCCATGAATCTAAGACCTTCTTCACCGCAAGAAAATAGAATGGCACCGCAACTCATTGCTTTACCTTCGACAATTGTTGCAATAGGCAAGTCTGAGTGTTTGATGGCAGATACCATCGCCATTAGACTGTATACTTGCCCCCCGTATGAGTCAATTACAACTGGAATTACCTTTTGGCCGGTATTATGCGCTCTTGCAATTTCTTGATCAAACTTTTTAGCTGCATCTTCATCAAACTTGTTAACTCTTACAATAACTGGATTGTAACGCAACTCAAGCTCTTTAATTTTTGGATCGTATTGTGTTGTCCACTTCATTTTAACTCCTAACTACACTTTGAATGACCACAATTGGCACACGTAACACAGCCCTCTTGATAAATTAGAGAGTCCTCTGCGCCACATGCTTCACATACTTTACTTCCTGATTTTGTTCCGTCAGCGATATACTTCTTAAGGCACCTAGCAATTACTTTAGAGAAGCTAAAAAGATCAGCGTCTTTGTCTTTTTGCAATTGTTCAACTAGATACTGAATTGGTGCTCCATGTCTCAATGCTAAAGAGATCGTCCTAGTATACCCTGCATAATTTGGATTGTCGAATACTTTTACAATATCTTTGACAACCATCATATCGTCACCCTCACCAACTGTAAGATCATAAATTGATGCTGTGGTTTTGCGTGACTTCTTGGCAATAGTACCTGTTTTATACTTTCTAGGAATTTCTACATAGTGAGATAGACCACCCATTACTTCATAAGGTCGACCGTTCATTAGACCGACTAAAATGGTCCATCGCTCGCCTTTGATTGTGGCAATATGTATATCACAGTCCAGCGTTTCTGTTCGCTTAGGTGATGATCTTTCTTCAAAAGAACCTTCAATACTGCTGGATTCTCCTACTAATACACCTGATCTACACCCGTCGCGGTAAACTGTTACACCTTTGCATCCTAGCTGCCAACCCGTCATATAAACATCTTTGACAGTCTCAATAGACGTATCTTCGGGCAGGTTTGTAGTGTTTGATATGGCGTGACAAATCCAATTTTGGGCAGCAGCTTGCATTTTAACTTTTTGTGTCCAAACAATTTCATTTGCAGTGGCCTTCCAATACGGTGACATCTTCTCGTCTTCCAGGCCTGTGGTTTCCATCCACTCACGATATGCATGATGATACACAGGGTATTCTTGCCACTTATCACCTGAGTCGTCTACAAAGTCAATGCGTGCATTAGGTTCAGCATCTGTATTGATTTTTTTGCGTCGCATATACTTCAGCAAAAAAGCTGGTTCAATCCCGCTAGTGGTTTGTGTAAGAACAGAAACTGATCCTGCAGGTGCTGTGGTCGTAAGCGCGATATTTCTACGCCCTGACTTTTTATGCATTGCTGCCAACTCTTCATCAGCACCAAATAATCGTCCAAGAAATGGATGTCCAACCTCTTTGGACTCGTCATATACTGGAAATGCCCCTCTTTCTTCAGCAAGAACACATGATGACTTGTATGAGTTAAGTGTCAAGCACTTATAAATTTCCTCTACAGCCCTAATTGACTCTTCACTTCCGTATCTGATGCCTAGAGCGGCAATTGCATCACCGACTGCAGTGACACCCAGTCCCGTACGTCTTCCTCTCAGTGCCTGGGCTTTTATTGACTCCCACATTTCTCTTTCTGTTCGCTTTACAGCATCAGGCTCTGGATCATCACTAATTTTTTGCAATATCTTGTCAACTTGCTCAATTTCTAGGTCAATCATGTCGTCCATTAAGCGTTGAGCTTTTTGAACTACTTCGCCCATTTTCTCATAATCAAATGTTGCTGTAGTAGTAAACGGACTCAGGACAAAGCTCTTCAAGTTAACTAGCATAAGTCTGCAACTATCATATGGGCTCAAGATAATTTCGCCACATGGATTAGTGCTAACAGAGCCGAAGCCTTCGTCTTCGTAAATATCAGACGGAGTCATTGTCTTTGCGTTGTCCCAAAAAAGCAGGCCAGGCTCAGCACAAGCATGTGCACTCTCAATAATTTCATGCCATAACTCTTTAGCATCAATGGTTTTTGTGACCACAGGATCACTAGCATCAACAGGCCACTTGAGTGTAAAGTCTGTTTCATTCCTGACTGCATTCATAAAGTCATCTGTTAGTCTGACTGAAATGTTAGCGCCGGTAACTCGTGTTAGATTTCGCTTAATACGAATAAAGTCTCTTACTTGCGGGTGTAGCACTGATATTGTGATCATTAGCGCACCACGACGGCCGCCTTGAGCGACTTCACGACAGGAATTACTATATCTGTCCATGAATACTTCAATACCATCTGTTGTTCGAGCGCAGTTTCCAGTATTTTCTCCTTTGGGCCTAATACTGGAGATATCAAATCCTACGCCGCCGCGGCGCTTGGCAATCTGTACTAATTCTTGATCTGTTTTAAGAATGCCGCCGTAAGAATCGTGCGGTGAGTCAATAACAAAGCAGTTTGAAATTGACTGTATCTGGTGAGGATTACCAATACCAGACATAGGTGAGCCTTGAGGCACCACATATTTAAAATTTGCAAACAAGTCATAGATATCATCTTGACTCATTGGGTTTGGATATTTTTTCTCAACTCTCGAAAACTCAGATGCTAAGCGCTTGTGCATGTCATCTGGTGTGCTTTCTTGAATATTTCCTTCTTTGTCAGTCAGCGCATATTTTGTTAAAAATACGTTGGCAGCTAAATCATCACCGCCGAAATATTCAACGCACTGACGAAACGCTTCATTATAATCGTTTTTGTTGCTCATGCTCCACTCACTTCTGACCATTTTTGTTTTAATAATGTTTTCATACTGGCTTCATCCTGCTTGACTGCTTCGTTGAGTGTCATGTGACTCTCATCTAATATGTCAATAGTAGACTTCGCGGTGTCAATGTGTACCGGAAAAACTAAACCGTCACGTCCTGCGCGATTTTTTGCTACAAATAGTCGGCCGCCTCCTGTAGCTTTTTCCATAGGCTTTCTAGAAATTGAAATAACTAGATCTGCCACCATTGCTTTTCCGTATGCTTCAGACATATTTTCCAAACCTACAATATCAGACTTAGCTGAGTCTCTGTTTGCTTGGGACGCTGTCCAAATGGGGACATTCATGTCCATCGATAAATTTCTCAATTCTTCATAAATTAATTTAAGCTCATGCCTCAAAGAATCATATGCCCTGGTCGACCTCATTACATCTGCATAGTCAATTACTACCAAACTAGGTACAAACCCTTTTAGTGCTAACTTTTCAATATGATTTCTGATGGTTATAACAGAAGCAGAACCTGTTGGGTATTCTTTAATAATCAAGCGCCCTAAATCCAGATTCTCATATTTCTTTACAACAAAGTCTTTGTTATCAGGTACTTCATTGCTAGGAATATCACAAAAATTGGAGTCGTAACGAAGACCTACAGCATGCTCTGAGAGCTCGAATGTATAGTGTACAACATTTTTTCCGGCTCTCAATGCATTGGCTCCCATTGCTACTAGCCAGTGAGACTTGCCTACACCGGTATTAGCAGTAACTACACCAATTTCTCCTCGCCCTAAGCCTCCCTGTAAAATATCTTTTGCATCTAAACGCTTAATTCCTGTAGGACACACCTGACGTCTAGACTTAACAAATCTTGCTTCTAGATCTTCAAAGAAGTCATGACCGACTGAGGAGGGCATGCCTACTGAAACTGCATTTTTCATTAGCGCCACAACGTTGTCAAACTTATCAGTTGACACCAACTCTACAGCCTGCTCTAGAGCATCTTTAAATGCCTGTCTTTTGCAGAAGTCTAAAGATTTGTCTTTGACGTATTGAAGGTCTGAGACATTGGGGTTGGATTTTGTTCTGTGTAAAAAGTCTACAACTTGATCCCGAAGAACTGTGTCATTTGTTGCCGTAAGCTCTTCTTTTATAATAGAGACCAATAGACCCAGTGTAGGAAAGCACTTGTATTTTCTGTGATACGCAAAATACTTCTCAGCTAAGTAACTTAAAGATTTGACCTCAAAATAGTCCGGACTCATTACTTCAGTCATCTGTGAAGCCCATCCGTGATCAGATATCAGCCCTTGAAATATTGTTTCTTGAAATTGTTTGCCATACTGAGAAAAAAGTCCGGGATGGTCTGCGTTATTTTCGGTCATATTATTCATCAAGTCTCACTTACAGTTTTTAATTGCGACATAATAGGAATCAACGTCAAAGTTATTAACGCCTTCTCTCATTAACATTCTCATTAGAGCTATCTTATTACGCCTAGCTTCAAAAGAATCAATTGCGTATTTAATTTTTTCAATTTGTTGCCCAGACAAATTTGTAATGTCCAAATACATTAACTTCCAGTTTCTTAGCGCAACATCAGAATTTTCAATTATAGAGTCGAGAACCTTAAGCTTTTTTGTCTCTGAAAGCTTTTGTGCCATGGCTATTACATCGCTAACTGACACATGGTTATCTTCAGCTAGGCTCGGAAATCTTTTTGACAGTGACTTGAAGCCGGCATGAGGCACTCCCTTAAGACCATCTGATGCATCGCCTATAAAAGATCTAGCAGTAACAATATTAGAAACAGATACACCAAACTTCTCTCTGACTTTTGAAGATGTTATATAGGCTTTTTGACCTGGTGACCACTGAGTTACCCTCTCATCAATAAGCTGATACAAATCCTTGTCAGAAGAGACAATTACGCATTTATGACTTCGATACTGATATTTTGTCATATATGCTATAGCATCGTCAGCTTCACACTCAGTGACATATACCTGCCTCACCGGGACATGCCTTAGGGCTTCAACTAATAGTGCAACCTGTCTATTTCTATTGCCAATTGTGTCTGGAATGTCTTCATAGTAGCGATTTAGCTTTTGAGGCCTTCTTCCCTGCTTATAGCCAGAAAATATTGCCCTACGACGAGAAGACCCGCCGCCTTCCCATACAACTACGATTTGCTCAGGAGAACATCTTTCACTTAATAGGCGTAAACCCTTAAGAAACCCTACAAAGCCGCCTAGATGATGACCATTTTGGCTCATTGTAGGGTTAACGACAAAGTGTCGTGTAAAGAAGTTCAACCCGTCAATTATTAAGACAGGTTTTTCAGACATTTTAACCCTCAGGAGAAATCAGCTCGTCCTCTAATTCAAGTGCAGCTGATCTAACTTCCTCATATGATTCTAAATCAATGCTTTGTTGGGACCTTCTGACTAGGGCGTCTTCCAACATTGCTTCAACATAACTACTGTACTCAGGATCATCAATAATTTCTCCAAAGTCAGCCTTATAGAACTTCTTTTCTACAAGTACTTCGCCTGTTTTTTGGTCAGAAACAATTAGCTTTTTCCACGCTCCGGTGCCGGACATTTCGATTACTTTTCCATCCTGTTCTGTTTTTCCGTGCTTTCTTAGCAGGTCAAACATTTGTTCGTGTTCCACGATACCTTTACCAAAATGAATTTCGAAGTTGACAGTTCGAAAAGGAGGCGCGACCTTGTTCTTAATTGTCTTTGCAGACACATTAATGCCTATTACTTCTTTTTCTTTGTTAGTAATTTGCTGTCCTGCGCCAAGCTTAATGCGTACTGAAGAGTGGAAAGGAATTGCTTTTCCGCCCGGGGTTGTTGTCGGATCGCCGTACATTACACCAATCTTGGTCCTAATTTGATTTAGACAAATCATTAGAACGTTTTGGTTTGCAATGATACCTGTGATCTTTCTCATCCCTTTGGAAATAGCTCTTGCCTGAAGCCCTATCGACTCTTTGTCGTAGTCACCTACGAGTTCAGCCTTTGGGGAAGTTGCTGCAACTGAGTCCCAGATGATTGTAATAGGGACGCCCTTGTCCATGGCTTTCGCTCTCATAATTGTAGCTTCAGCAATGGACAAAACTTCTTCTGTACAGTGTGTATCGACGTAGACAAATCTATTAGAAATGTTAACGCCCAACAAAGAAAGATTTTCGACAGATGTCGCATTTTCTGTATCTATGTAGACTACAATTCCGCCCATGTCTTGAGTTGACTTTGCAATTTGAATTGCAATGTGTGACTTACCAATGGAAGGAGGACCGAAAATTTCTACAATTCGGCCCTCAGGCAAGCCACCGCCAGCTCGATTAGCAATAATGTAATCGAGCTGACGTGAACCTGTGGATATCCATCGGTTGACATGTGTCGGAGAGTCGTCATACGCAAGATTGTAAGCAACCTTATTGCCGTGCTCTTTGTTAAGTGAAGCAATTAGCTCACTCGTAAAACCATCCTGTTCTGGATACTTTCGTTGTGCCATTTTTGACCCTCTTTAAAATCCTACAGGTCTTCTAGATCAGCAAAAGCCTCGTCTAGAGACTTATACTTTTGACCGTCAGGCTTTGTAGTAGTTGTTTCAGTTGATGTAGGTGAAGAATTACCGAAGTTACGAGAAGTTCCGTCGTCGTCTGTAGACTCATCGTCGTTGAGCCAATCATTAACAATTTTTTCTAGCTCTTCATATGTCTTGCATGTATACATGTCGTCTAGACTAGGAATTGCAGCATTGTATTCTTTTACCTTGTCCTTGCTTTCACTTAGAGGTGATTGCTTACCTCGAGGGCGAACTTCAGTGGTTGCCCATTGCCGACCTGGTGCCTTAGTGCAGACGACCTTGACATCACGTCCGTCTTCTGCATCAGTAATGTCACCGTAGTCTTCATCAAGCATGATATTTAGAAGGGACTGATATACTGTCTTGCCAAATGCCCAAATTCGGACACCCTTGTCTTCCTCTCCGCGTACAATAACAGGTGCATAGCATCGCATCTTAGGATAGAGCTTTTTAGCTAGCTCATACGACTCCTTGGCACCGTCATCTCGAAGCTTAGTAATTAGCTCTTGAATGGGGTCTGGATTACTAAACTGATATGGTGCTAGCAAGCCTGGGTTGTTGCCGATATTGTAATAGAACCAGCGCTCTTTAAAAGGCTGCCCATCATTATCAGGAAAAGACAGAAGTCGAATAGTGTGCTCCTCACCTTCTTGAGGTCGCCACATAGTATTCTGTCGTGAGTTTGTACCTGAAAGCTTGTTTAGCTTTCGACGAATTGCGTCAAAATCAATTGCCATTTTTATCTCCTTAATGTGCAATGGTTAGTTTTTTATTGCCTGTTATAGTCTAGGCATGACTAATCAATTGTTCAATAATTAGTATTTATTTGCGTTTTTTCTTGGACTGCTTCTTTTTAAGACTTGCATATCCAGAATGCTTGGGACCGGCACCTACTGGGCCTGTTACACCTGCTACAGCTGCCACTCCTGAGAATTCATCAACTTCTGAGTCGTCTCTTTCTTCGATATCATCAGGCTCTGTCAAAAGATCATCTTTTACTTCTTCAGAGTCTTCTAAAAGACGGCGAATGTATTCTCTTAATAGCTGTAAATTGCGCATAAACATAACTATCTCTTTTAAAACTTCTTTGCCACTTGAAGGCAGTTTGCTAAAGACGGGGTGCTATTTAAATAGAATCTATTTTCATCATGGTGGGCGCCCTGCGACAACCTAATTGCATAAAACTCATCAGGCGTCAATGTCACACCAAAGTGTTGTAGCAGAAAAAGAGTTCTATCAGGAACTGTAGCTTTTACAACATCTTCATTGTACTTATAAAACTGACCTAGCTTTTCTCTATGCCAATCAGAGTCTTGCTCAACAAAAAGATTTTTCTCTAGAGTGCCTACTTTTCCAATTTCATGTAAGAGGCCGACTTTTAATATCGATGATGTTGAGATATCTAGATCAAACGTACTGGAAATTTTTCTCATATTTGAGGTAACTTCTAGACTCATTTGAACAAGACCGCCTGCGCAGCAACCTGTGTCGCTATCGTGGGTGTTATTAGGCGTCGTGATTAATCTCTCACCGAGTGTGGCTAAGAGTGTGTTGATATTGTTGTCGCAGAGCCTGCCGCAGAGATTCTCAAACGTCTCCCAGTTACTCTTAATTGTGTCAAAATCAGGTTGTGACATATAACCTCCTTAATTCTATAAATTATAGACAAGAAGGTAAAGATGTATCTTATGGAGAATGAAAAATTACAGTTATTTCGCCATTTTCGACACTAACTTCTAGCTCAGACTTTAATCCTTGTAGATATCCTGCGTTATGGGCACCTGTAAGTGTATGCAACATGTAAAGTGCTCCATCTCTAGGGCTAATTTTTCTAGTTGTGACTATTACAACTTTTTGTTTATTGTCGCCTATGGCAACTGTGTTAATTTTAGCGCCACCATATGCAGCACCCATAGTCTCATTTCCAAAAATTGCAGATCTGACCAGGTTGACAACCATATCGTGGTCGCTGGCACCTCCAGGTGCGCCTCCAATGCCTAGCTTTTTCATTAACTCTTTTGGTTTTTCAGTGGCTAAGGCTCCTGCCTCCTTAATCTTTTTCTTAATTCCGCCGCGGCCTAGCTTGCCCTTTTTAACAGGTCCGTCGCTTTTTTTCTTTTCTAGAAGCACTTTTTTAACTTCGCTTTTTAAAAAATTCTTAAGTTTGTTCATTGTGATATCTCCATACCTTTAATTATCATTCACAGATGTCATTTTTGTTTCATAAAGACCAATACCTTCAAGTATTAGCTCTTTAGACATATCTTCTAGCTGATGCCTGAGCTTAGAAGATACTTGACAAACTAGTGCGTCGTGTATTACATAGAGCGGCTTAAAATTAGGGTCATGGCTTTGTAAAGACTCACATAGGCTGCTGAACATACATATTGCTGCGTCTGAAGTTGTGGATTGCATAAAATGACTATATAGTTTTTGAAGCTCATCTCTTCTAGTCATTAGCTTTCTTCCAAAAATATTTGTTATGTAGCCATCTTTTTTCATATCAGCAGCTAATTGAGACTCTATGCGACGTACGCCAAAATGTTCTCTTAGTCTACTAATTACTCGCTTGGCTTGTGACTTGCTACCTAACAAAGCTGAAAGGCTTGTGGATCCCGCGCCGTACAATGCAGAAAGGCTAGCAACTTTTACGACTTTTCTCGGCACATCTAAATTTAGACTCTTTGCTATGCTGCTATATACATCACCTGTTGCGTCTTTGCCTGCGACATGTAATGCTGTTCTTGGCTCTGCAGACACTAAGTCAATCTGTACAATTTCGCACTCTCTTTCAGGCTTTATAATGTCTCGATATCTGGCTGGCAGAGTAAGAATTCTTGGACCTTTTTTTACTGTTAGTCTGCCTGTTGCTGTGCCCGCCTGATCGTATGTTATCTTAGGGGCGTAATGGTTGTCGGACAAAAAAGATCTTAGTGATGCTTCGACCGTCATACCTTTTGTGTTGTTGTGTATATAGTTCTGTATTTTGACTTTGTCAATTAGTGGCGGCTGTAATTCTAGAAGAAACTTTCTAATCGTTTTGTATGTTTGATCATACTTGCTATCTTCTAAAGCACAGACGTTAACTCTGACCCTTTCTAGGGTATTGTGTAGCCTAGACATAAAGTCTTTTTCACCCAAAACCCATCGCCAAGGAATATTTGATCCAACTCCATCCGGGCACAGCTCTTTAAATGCCTTTAAATGTGCCTCCGGAAACATGCTAATAGGCTTTTCGCCTAATACAGTCAGTAGAGTTTCGACTGAGTTTGTGTGATTTTTGTCACCCAGTACCCATACATCGCTAGGAACCCTAGAACACCATCGGACTGAAGCGCTGACACTGTCAGTTAAAAGATGTTGATCTGTTCCTAGAACATTATTTTGTATTAGTAGACGCACATACAACTATAAACATGCATGATAAGATGTACAGTGACTATGCCTAAGATTCTTCCTCACCCTTAGGCTTTCCTTCATCAGCTATCACGTTCATTGCTTCCTCAACTCGGTCGGTCATGGCTGTGAATTTACCAAATGTATTTAGTTGCACAAATTTCACGTTTGATTTAAACTCGCCTGAAGCTATTGAATGATCAATCCCAGTAACAGCGTAGACATTATCCGCTGTTGTCCCTGTTCCAAAGTCAATAAATATTTGCTGACCGAATCTCCATAGCGGACACCCCATGGTTTCAATCTGTAACTCCATTGGTGCAACCCTAAGCGGTACACCGGCATCGCGGTGACCTTGTGGATCTGTTGATCCACCTTGTCCGGCTCGAAGCATGTTAATTGTAGCTAATTGCGGATTTTGCATACTTGAAAGCTGTGCTGTTATAATTCCTGAATTTAGAGCGCCGTATCGAACGGATGGCATATTAGAGGCAACAAAGTTTTTAAGCGCAGGAAAACCGCCTTTTATTCTAAATCGTGTTTTAGCAAATTCTTCAACATTAATTGAACCTTCAGCGCCATCTAGAGCTGCACCTGCAGTCTTTGGAATTGTTTCAAGCATATTTGAGTCTAGCGCTTTTTTTATAAGTGCAGCAAACTCTTCGTGAGCCTTATCGCGCAGGGATTCTTTAGTTTCACCTTCAACGAGCTGTATTACAGAAGGATCGCCGGTGTTACCATGCTTAATTTTACCAGCTAGACCTGTTAATTGACCTGTGGCATTTCCCTGCATAGCTTCGAGCATTTTTCCAATTGCTGCATACTTTGACGATTGACTGTCATATAAGTGAATTCTTAAAATATTTTTGGCTTTAGGTGCTTCACCGGATGTTGTTCCGGTGGCGGGGCCTGGTTCTGCACCTGGAACGCACTCAATTTGCATTTTTATGCTAGGCATCTTAAACACGAGGTCAGAAGCTTCACCAGCGCCGTATGCATGCTTAAGAACCTCTTGTTGCACCATTGCAATTTCTTGAGCAGATGCATCTTTAAACTTTGCGTTAACTTTTCTCTTCTTAAGATCTTCTTTGTCTCGCTCACCGTAGACCTTTGTCATGCCATATGCTGGGTTGCCTTGATCTGCCAAAAAGTTGCCGTTAATAAATCCCATAAATCTACCCAAGGAAAGATTAGGGTCGTTTTTAGTTTCTTCCTTGAACATCAACTCAAAATCATCTGCGTCTATTGGAAAAGAGGCCAAGTTAAGACCGTGTAAGTAGCTAGCTTTATCATTAATTGAATAGAATATGAATTGAATATCATCATATTGTTTTGTTGCAGCAATCGGCAAACCCAAAAACGTAGATATAACTTTTCCTAGCGAGACAAATGACTTAGACTTTAAAGACTTGTCTTTTGTGTCTATCTTAGTAAACCAAGGATCCGGCGTCTTCTTTAACATGCCTACTTTTCTCTTGTTCT